GTCCGCATCTTATCCGGTATCTATATAATTCCGTATATAGGCCTAGGTAGTTACACGGTTGTACTAATGTACCCCTTAAGGAGTGATGGTCACCAGGTATGGAATACCTTCGGCATCTTCTCTGTGAGGGGCCGTCTGACCTTAAACAAGTCCACGGAAACCCATTAAAGAAGTTTTCTCTTGCTCGATCTCTTTAATCAAAAGTCAGAAATTTTCCGCTTTTGAAGAATGAGAAAGAGGAAGAATAACCCTTTCATTATTAAATGGATCCAAAGGTGATACTGTTTCATCACGGGAATCCGAAATCTTTGATTTGATGTAAGACATCATTTCAAACTTCCAAGATTCTCTGTAATAATTAGTAAACACTAATGGACCATCAAATAAGAAACGACGAACAGGTTTTCTAGAAATAAGATCCCCTATACTAGATCAATAATGATCAAGAATAGATAGATATAAAGGAGAATCCTTAATATCTAGGTCGAAACCAGGAACTTGTTCTAGGCTAAGTAATTTCTGAATAATTTCATCAGTTTTACTTAGATTCCTCTCTCAGGTAATGAGAGAACTACGGAATTTGGCTTCATCAATACTTGATAAGAACCTATCCATAGTTACCGCAGAGAGCGAGTTAGTCAACTTAATACTAGTTGATAACCCATCTTCGGTTGGAATAAAACCAAAAGGACCCTTAACCAATCAGGATAACCTATCTAACTGACTCTTACGAACAGTTGGTATAGACTTATACAATTGGTTAACGGAATCCTCGGTAAGGTAGAACCCTTTGTTCACTAAATCAAGAAGTACAGAAGGTACTCCTTTTAACGATTTAAGTGCTACAAGAAGGTTCTTAGCTCCTACAGGAGAGACTTCTCCTTTCATAGTAACTAATCTCTTAGCAAATTCAAAAGAATTTGAAGATATTAGAGATTTAGAAAGGTTAATCTCAACACCTAAGACAGTAGTCATCAAATGGTGATAACTTTTAGCAACTGAGCTGTTAGCAATAACCACATCATCTCCCAGTATCGCATAGTGAACAAAATCTGGTATTCCTACCCGATTAGCCGCTATACGAACTAAGGTGTGATGAGTTAAAGCTAACATAGCTCAAGAACTAAGAGCTCCCATAGGTTGACCGACAGAATATCTTAGAGGAATTCCTTTATGGAATCAATCTCTATTAGTTAGGATATTAACCCAACTAGTAGCCGCCTCTTTACCTATCATCAAACTTAAAATCTGATGTTGTAAAGAGATCGGAAGACGATCTGTAGCTGCGCTTAGGTCGTAAGAGTAAAGAGTTTCGTTATTTAAAAGATCCTTCCGAAACAGATCTTTTAGATATCTAACGGGTCTATCTTGATCAAAGGTACCATCCATAGGAAGTGTATCTAAGATCTTGAAGATCCTATCAGATAACGGTCTAAACACAGATTGTGTAATAGAATCCGTTATAGCGAAAACTCTCACCTTACCCGCCGCCTCTTCCTTTTCACTTAACCTACCTAAAATAAGATCTTTATCACCAGTATAACTACCGGTAGATAAATAATCTAATTCTTTGGCAAGTAAGGAAAGGAATTCAACCCCTCCGGGGACCATACGACAATAGTCGTATAGATCTCGACGCAAAGGAGAATCCTTTCATGCCCAAATATCTTTTCAGATACCAAGCATAGAAACGGAATGATTCGGACCAGCTGCACCGAGGTGCAATAGCTTTATAGGTTTAAGTGTTACCTTGAAATAAGGTAACAGTTGTCTAAGAGCTAAACGAACCTCGAACTTAGGTAAAGTCATAGACTGTCCTTTAAAAGGATCAGTTATGGTCGATAACTTAAGCTTACCAGGTATCTTTATGATACGGTATACAGCGAAAACTGAAAGGACTGCTCGAGTACTAGACAGGTCTCCATCTCTAACAAGAGAACGGATAGATCCTGGAATAATACCGGGTAGCCCTCCTTTAATGGTAATCGGAAGTTCTGTTTTCAGAACTGGATTACCACTTACAAAAGCTTGGACAATTCTCGTACACTCTTTAGTGTATTGGACTACAAAAGTAGGCCCATTGACATTTCAGAGCTTTAAGAGTCTTGTCGCAAACGACATGTAAGGCGTTTTCGGAAGTTGCAAAGATCACACAATAAGACGGGTTCAAGATAGGAACATATCTTTACGGATATATCCTATTGAATCTAGTCTCTTTGAAAGTGTGGGTTGTATTATATTATTTACTCTTATCATGGTTTTATTTATAAATTTAAATAACCAGCGTAAGGTAAGATATAATCTACCTATACTTTACGAGGTCTCTCTCACCAAGATGGTTACACTTGGTGTTGCGACTTCAATACGAAAGTATTAGATCACGCAGAGGGAGGATTAGACCTATAGGTCATGAGCCCCAACGCGAGGAAATAAAA